CATGCTCAGGGCAGAAGGTTTTTCGCAGCTTTAGCGTATTAACGCCCTCGAAGTATCCTGAGACCTGAGCCAGATTGTTTTCGCCAGTACCTTTAACTTTCCTATAGGTCCAATCGTTATTGGAAAGGCCAATGCATTCGGGTTCATCAAGGATGTTCCAGTTAGCCTTAATGCCGGTTGCAGCTAGATAGTCCACATATCGACCACCGTAGTATTCACGAGCTTTTTGGAACCGCTCTTCAGTGAACGCCTGACGGACACGATTAACCGTGGTTGCGGGATTACCCTGGTCATCAGTGAGATCCATTGAAACGTAGTTAACCGGCTTTACAGCATTTTCAGCGTCAAGAAGCTTTGTATCTAGGTTTGTGGGTCTACGGTAAACAGGAAGCGGAACCGAGTGGACAGCTTCTAGTTGAGCAGCTCGTACATCCAGGGGCGCAGTAGCATCGAGACCTTTTTGGGTAGCATTCGCTAATGCTTGGTTGCTAAAGAACCGTAGCCAGACCGCCATATACGCGAGTCCGAGAAACGCATTAGAGCCTTCCAGGGTTTTCTCGAAATTCCAATCACGAACGCGTGTTAAAGGGGGAAGCGTAATGTCTGATTGGCCTGTAACAAATTGAGTCCATTGGGGCCACACAACGCGGTAGGGGACGTAAAACGCATATAAGTCGGTGTAAGCGCGACTTTTTATCTCTTCGACCGTTTTAGCACTTCGATTGTGCACTGAAATAGTACCGGACAGGGTATCGCCACCGGCAACTTCTATGTATTTCAGGGGCTGTAACTTGCCCCAGACACCTTTAGTAGTGTTCTGGTCGTTGAGTTTGTATTGGTAACGTCTCATAACTTAACCCTCAGAATCGTCGGCCGGCGTAATAGAAACGTCGAGCTGACGGTCGAGATCGACGAGCTTGACCTGTGCGGGCCCGTGCGCCGTAACGTGAACGCATCCCGTAACGAGAGCGAGCGCCATAACTGCGGCGGCCATAACTAGGGCGCCCGTAACTACGGCGACCATATCCGCGTCGTGGTGCGGAGTACCTTCTTCGTGCATACATAATTTGCTCCAATTTCGCATAATGTATATTTAGTCGTATTTAACCGGGAGGCGCCCAAACTGGGGATTAATCCACCACCCGTTTTGCTGAATCATCTCACGATGAAGCCCGGACATCTTACCAATTGCCCTATCTTGGAGTTCTCTCATCAGGAGGTCGTATCCAATCTGCTCCCAGTAAACGATGATGTTTCCTCGTTTGTCAACACCGATGTTATCCATAAGGATTTCTTTGAGTTCCATAAACTCATCGTAAGTCCCGTAGGTTCGATTAATAATCTTATAGAGACCACGCAAAAACATGCCAGCAGCGTGGCCGTGACCTTTCTTTTCCCTGGGACCTCTGAGCCTGTTTCCTTCATCAACTTTGGTCTTATTGTTTATCCGCATTCGTCCCTTAAGTTTAAACTTTACTTCGGGCTTCTGGCCGGTTTTCCATCGAGTGAACGGCGTATCTTTCCAGTCGGGTTGCACCGTGGGCATAGGCAACTCAAGTTTAATCGGCGGCAATTCCGGGGGCATGTCTTCCGGCCATGGGTCCGGATCGGGGAGGAACCACTCGGGTTTGAACGGATCCGGTATCTTTTGCGGCACTGGAGGTTTTGTCGGACGTACCAGTGGTAGTCGCTTAAAGGGTAAAAAGAAGTCATAGTCAACGTTCGTAGACGTGGGCGTGTCTCTTTTGACGACACGTCCGTCCTTCCCGTAATCGTACGTGGTAGTTCCGAGATCCGGTTGTGAGTCCAAGCCGAGAAACGCTCGAAGATTCGAGATAATTTCCTCATCAAGCTCACGCATTGCTGATTGATAGGCATCCTTTATGTCTTTCTCAAATTCCTGTCTAACGTTAGCAGGAAGGGTTTGGTACAGATCGTAGCCGAACAGGGCGGCATCAGAGATAATCTGTAAAGGTTTAGGGAATATCTTAACCACCAGAGGGGGCACATATAACTTTTCCCGCACAACAACCTCTTCGATTGGTTTTGCGTCGGGTTCTGGTGGGTTGACCTGAAAAGATGCGTCAGGCATCTGTACAGGCAGGTCATAGGGATCGGGACCGAGATTTATCCAGCCTTTAGTAGCTGGAGTCCTAGTGTCCCAGAGCTTTAAAATCTCTTTGGGGGTAAACCCCTTTTCTAGCATCTGGCGTATCCAATCTTCAGGTATTCCAGAACCTTCGAGTAAGCGATCCCAATAGGCTTCGTCCATGGCTTGTTTGTCGCCACGGCGCTCAGCATCGTAATAACGCTCGACTGGGTCCGCATAGCGGGGGGGGGTGATCCCCCAGTCTCGTGCCGACTGATGTTGGGGTCCAACACCGTCTTGAGGCCTGACTTTGATCTCCTCTATCTGAGGCGCTCTATCGTCGGCCACTGTTTGGGTCCCCCACTTCCTTCGTGATCAGGAGCTGCGCTCCCCCAAACATCGTTTCCCCCTCTCGCGCGCTTCGGGGGGAAGAGTCCCTTTCCCCCTTCGGGGGGTCTCCTTCTGTTCCAGACGTCGATGCACCTTTCGGTGGGGGTGTTTGTTTTGTTTTTATTGGTTTAACAGGGGTCAACATAGGATTTGGCAAGCGTTGGCGAACCATCTTGAGGTACCACGAGGGATGGGCCGTCCTGTCCGTGATAGGTTTGTCCAAGTGTAGTCCAAGATGTGCGCTGGCGAGAATTCGTGCTACCGAACTCTTCGTTACGTACTTCGATACGTAGTTGGCATGAGTCGAGTCCGCGAGAGATACTCTCGTGAATCCATGAGTCCATTTTGACTCTAATTTTCGCTTTGTAATCCGGGACGAACAGAAGATCAAAGAGTGCATGTGCCTTCGTCCAGTCCTGGAGCCCAGCTCCTGAACAGTGAAATACTTTAGGGGAACCGACCCGGTATCCGCAATCTCCGCAGAATATGTCCGTCGGAGTTTCTTCATGTACTTCTGCCATGAATCTAACCACTGGGTTTGGCTCATCGCTGATCGAGACGTAAGTGTGCAAAACCACACTCTCGGATGGTGAGGCCATTCGTGAATTAAACGATATTTCCATTGCCATTCCTTAAATCGTAAGCAAGGTTTGCAGCGCATGCAGCGCCAAGTTAGGTGTGTTGCTTCGCAATCTAGTGATGCCATGTGTGTGTCATCTAATACAATTACTTCAAGTCACCGCTAAAGCGGTAAAAAAAAGGGGGACTGTTGTCCCCCGATTGCTAACCACAAGAGTCATGTTCTTGAGGTTCCCCCTACTGAGCGGCGTCAAACGGCCTCTGGCGCGTTTTCTTCCACCCAGAAGGGGGAGGAAGGGGTCTCCTTTATCCTTCCTTACGCAACTCCCACGGGCTTCCTAGGGGGTACAGAGGAAACGCGAGTAGCGCGCACTTCGGTAAACCAAGGAATATCGGAGCCATAAACAACCTTTGGCTCGGGTAGAGTTTCTTCAAACGGTGTAGGCTCAGCCTCGAACGCAGACGCAGGAGGGGAAGAATCAGCCAAGGTTTCAACCGTGACCACTCCGTTATTTTCCGTAAACACGTAATCTGAGTTACCAGTAGTTTCAGACCTACCGCATCGGTATTCCTCATAGTGAGGGGTGTAGAGGGGAGGGGGTTCTGTCGGGCCGTAGCCACGACTGACGGTTTCTTTCGGCATAAGCCTATCGCCGAGATGTGCGTACTCAGGGGACCAGAAGTCTGTACGCTCGTTCTTATGGCAGACTACGTGCGAGCCTTGTTGGGCATTGAACAAATCAGCACGACAAGCGCCGAGAATTACGATTAGTCCATGCTCAGGGCAGAAGGTTTTTCGCAGCTTTAGCGTATTAACGCCCTCGAAGTATCCTGAGACCTGAGCCAGATTGTTTTCGCCAGTACCTTTAACTTTCCTATAGGTCCAATCGTTATTGG